GTACCATTGATATCTTTGCGCTGTACCCGTGTGTACAGGTCTACGCTATCCTCATCCTTGTATTGCTTACCGGTAGTTTTCCCCTTCAACTCTACTGGTACTGTACCCCACGCTTTACTCTCTTTAATGATAAGGTCAAGAACCTTACCAGAGTTATCACGTAGGATACTGAAGTTCCGTAACCCGTATACAACTGTAGTAGTACCTTCTCGAATCATCAGGGCATTACCTGTGATGATTAGGTACTTCAGAGTTTCCAGCAGAGCTGCATAACCAGAGTTCAGGAACAGTTGCTTACTAGCAGAGGTCTCTAGGTTTACTAAGTCATTGCGCCATTCATCATTCTGACCTGTGTCGATAAGACCTTTAATCTTATCGGTAGGTTCGATATGGAAGAACGGCTGTTTAAATGGGAACAGTAGTTTCGCCAACTTAGGCGCTAGGTTGTTAACAAGAGTAGCACCTACTGATTGGTAATCATGTTGGATTTCCATGTTCCCAGTCTTACCGTGCTCGAACTTCTCAGGGAAGATACTGGGGATAGTCCACAGACTATAGTTCTCTAGTTTCTTCAGAAGCCGAGTGTCTTGGTAAGTACTGAATAAAGATTCGTAGGTGCTCTGCATATTACACAACCCCTAGCGTTGCACTAGCTGTGGTCTTCTTCTTCTTAGGTGTACTACCATCAATACCGATGTCAGCACCTACGTCCGAGCCTGCCCCAGTCTCTACCTTAGCAACACCCTCCGTTACTTTACTAGCGGACAAGGTATTAGCCTCCTGTAGTTGACGCTGTTGTTGCTCAAACATTTGACGCTCCCTTTCAGCAGCATCCCTCTGGGCTTGTAGTTGTGAGTCATCACCCACTAGGCCCAGAGTAGCTACGTTAAGCGTCTTCTTAACGAACTTACTAACTCCACCCATTATCACCTCACATTATATATCTTAGTGCGGTAAGTGTTATTACCTACCCTGTGCTGTAGCTTGACCCAAGACATTCCCAACTCTTTGGCTAGACTCTTGAGATTCAGCATAAGACTCTTGAGGCATACACTACACGTGCTAAATGTAACCTGCGCTGTAAGGCCATACCCTACAACATGATGATCAATGTCATTGGAGGTAAAAGCACAAGCAGCATAGCGATTACTGTCAACTTCACTTCTGTACACAAGGATGTTTACCCCTGTTAACTCCTGCACCAAGACATTGGAGTACCACTGATAGTGCTCCTGTACCATTTCAGGTACTAAGCCAGAATCAATAGTATCTTGTACCGCTTTATGCAGGAACTGCACTGTACGTGCCGCATCTACATCAGTACATAGAAGCTCAGATACTAAGTTCTCTTTCATGTACTCTAGTCTCTTGTCGTTTGATACGGTCGCGTAAGTAATGGATTACCATGCGCTTACCAGAATTGACTAGGAGTTCTGCTGTATCTGTTGTACCTACCTGTTCAGGGAATACAGCCTCTAATTCCTCTAGGACATAACTAGGTATCTTTGGTTTATTCATAATAAGTTCCTTACAGAGCTATGTACTAGAAGCACTACAGAGATAGTTCCATAAGTAACTACATAGTACTACCTATAGGTACAGTTCTGTCATGCATAGTACGTGCATCGTTAAACTAGATTATACTTATATAGTACATAGACTATCTTAGGTATACCTGCTAGTACTCTATAGTTCATATAGATAACTCTATTGTATCTATAGTTATATACTAGTAATTCTATATAAGTACTACTAAGTATACTATAACTTCTAGTAATCTCTAGTATCTCCGCTACGCGGCTACGCATTTCATGCATAGTACGTGAGTCGTTAAAACGGTTTAAACACCGGTTAGTACAAACGAAGAAAGCCCAGCTTACGCCGGGCCTCTTGTATAGTAACCTACAATGTACTAGCAGAACGGGAATCGAGCTGTAAGTACAGCACTGATGTCCAAATTACCAAACACAGGACGTTCCAGTTCCCTATCTTCCCGAATCTGTACTCCGGTATCTATAAGCGCTAGAACATCATCCTTGTACATACTGTAGAACTGCTGCACCAGTACATCCCTGAGCTCATCTACCTTATCAGGGTGTGTAGCAAAGGAATCATGGATAGGTATGATACTGCAATCAGCAGCATTAATTACCTTGCACAGGTGCGCACCATCCAGACTATGAATGAAGTTCGGGGCAACAGCAGAGGTAGCTTTCCGGCAATCGTACTCACCAGAGCGCATACTCACTGTTACGTGGTAGATACCCATAGACCGGATATTCACACGCTTCTCGATGTAACCCTCAGCCCAGTTCACTACCGGAATACCTACAGGACTAATCCAAGAAAGCTCCTTACCCTTACCCTGGGCATCTACAGCCCAACGACACAGGCGCTGTAAGTACCGCATACCCGCAGCAGCGGAAGGCACAGTTTCCTCTACACCTAAGCGCAGAGCCTTACCAATACCCACCGATAGCTTATGTGCGCTGTACAACACAGTACCATCAGAATCCAGTACCGGAGCGTACCCGGAACTAAGCATATCGACTACCACGTAATCCATGGTACTCTTGAGTGTACCGCCGTATACATAGACCATCACAGGACGCTTCGCCATGCTTCGACTGATTGGCTTATCCTTCCAGTAGTCCAGAATCACCTCATCAGTCTCAAGCTCACAAAATGTGCGTTGTGCCCCTTCTGCTACCTTCATGTAAATATCCGACTTCTTATCTGTGCCGTTATCTACTAGGTTGGTATACAGCGCCCCAATAGGGTCTTTGAGCATAGCGCTAAAGTGCTGTAGGCCAGAGCAAGTAGCATCCTGCGCTACCGGTACGTGACAGATGTACTCTGCTGGGTTAGGTAAATCCAGCGCTTCTTGCAAAGCCCAACCAGCTTGTAACAGCGAGAATGCTGTATCAGGTTCCGGTGCTTGAATGTTCATCGGGTCATCAAGGAACTCTTCAATGCTTCGCCAATTGTCTTTTGTCCACTGTTCTCTAATATCATTGTCATGCTTATCAAAGCCACAGCAATTAGCAACATGCACACGAAGCCAGTACAAACCTCTTTCGCCAAGAGGTCTACCTTCCGCAAGGTCAAGGCATCCTTTAATAGCATCCGCAGACTGTGGATTAAGAGTGCTTCTGAAATACAGGCGACCACGCCAATCAAAGAAAGTAGGAAAATAAAGACACTTGTACTCAGAGTACTTACGTAACTCACGAAGTTTCCCAGTAATTCCACTGTGCATCCCCTTACGCTTTTTCTCGAACTCGTACCAAGTACACATCTTATCCTTCCATGCTTGGAAGGCTTCGAGTTCCTCGGTACTGGCATTGTCCTTCGTCCAGTCCTCCATGTGCGGGAACTGAGGCTTCGGCATTGACAGGGTACGAGGTAGTCCCAAGAGCCCTGTGCCTGCCGCTAACGCATCCCCGAGCACTTCCAGTACCCTAGTATTCACCCGGTACGGAACGCTCTGTGCGGCGTTTGCGGCGGCCCTAGCAGGGGCTGCCGTGTCTGCCTTGAGGTGCTCCAGAATCCACTGCCGCTGCTGCCGGGTGCGACCTCGGATGTGCATGAGCGTACAGCGCTTAGTGAGTCCCAGGGTGTGGTAGCCGCCCTCCCAGAACGAAGTCCAGGGCTGGGGCGGGATAACACAGGGCGGGTACACCCAAGCGTTGTGCATCTGCGGGTCGCTCGCCAGAGCCTCTAGGTGCTCCTGTACGGCCTCGGAGACACTGAGGTAGTACGTAGGTGTACCCTTGCCCACCTGCACCTCTACCCAGCGAAATAGGCCCGTCTCGAAGGCTGTGCTGCACAGGGTACGACCCACAGCAATCTTCTCGTCAGAAGTCCAAGGCTCGAAGTCCACACCAGTGTTCTTAGAGGCGCTCATAAGGGTTCTACGGCGATGCTGTGGGGCAGAGGTAAAGCCATCGTCCAAGTACTTCAGTGTCTTCTCTGTGTACGCTGGGGCGAAGTCCTTGAGGTCTGCTACCAGAGCTTCCATTTCCACAGCCCAGCCGATACCACGTAGTACATCAGAGATACGGGCTTTCACTGGGTCATGGTAGCCAGCAATAGCGGCGTTAAGCATCTGCCGGAGTACAATAGCGGTAACAATCTCTACGTCTACACGGCGGATTAGGGATTGGTACTTCCCTGCTGTACCACGTGCACGGGAGTCGTAGAACTCCTTCATGATAGGGAGAAGTACCTCAAAGGCAGAGGCAATCAGTCTACGACCAATAGGAATGTCAGATACACGGCCTTGGTCTACAGCCTCACGCACCTGCTGCAAACCTTTGAGTAAGGCATCATGTGATGCCTGTTCCTCAATACGTACCTGTTCTTTCAGTAGCGCTTCGTATTCCGCTTGTGTGCTATAAGGCAGCATATGTACTCCGGTAGATTACTATTACAGGCTGTTACTTACACAGGTGCTTGTGCTTCTCGTAAAGCTCTTTGTACTTATTGGACTTGCCAAGCTCCTGCTGAACTTCATCCTTAGCGCCGATACGTAGACGGTACTTCAGGAAATTACCGAGGCAGTACCCATAGAACTGCTCGGTAGTCATAGAGCTAGCAATGATTTCAATTGCTTCTTTATCAGGGAATACTTGGTAGTGCTGGGGTTTATCCACAGCACTATTTAACACCTTTACAGGTTGAAAAGTGTTGAGGAACGCGCTCAATGTGCAGGATACTTCATTACCCCTATCTGTGATGTAGTCTAAACTAGTCGGGCGTACATCTTGGACTACTACGTAAGACCCGACAGTGCCTACCGCCGACCACATGGAACCTACTTCAATTTCCATTATTCACCTCGTTATATGCAGCAATAGCCATAGGGTAAGTACCAGAGATAGCAGCACTGAGTACCTTAGCGAACTCCTGTGCTGCACCTTGGGCATGTGAATCAGAGCGCTGTTCAATGACGCGCATGAATGCTACCAAAGAGCCTGACCATACCCAGTTGGTATGTGTATTCAGCGGGAGGAACATGCGCGCCTCTTCAGGGGCCATACCACCACGGATACTGAGTAAGTACATATCATCACACTCGTCGGTGTTTTGAATAAGGCGGTCAATCTTAGCTTTGTACTCCACCTCGGTAAATGCTGTACCTGCACCTTGTTTCGCATTAGTAGGTGCAATATGCAGAGATTCGGGGATGTAGTACTCTGGTTTAGTATCTATATAGCGCCGGGACTCTTCGTTCCAACAGTTATGGACTACAAACCCATTACCTATGAAGTTATGGTACTTGGGAATGCTTATATCGTAGCATTGCTCCTTTCCAATAAACTCCACCGAGACAACCGATGTATACTTAGGTAGTAGTGTAGTCGAACGTTTATCAGCCAGCTCCTGTGCCGTCTTGACCCTGTGACACGGTACACACAACATTTGCAGGTTATCGGATGCATGAGAACCGCCATCACGTACTGGTCTGATGTGGTCTACCTCCAAGTTATCCTTTGTGTGTTGTGCACCACAGTTAGCACAGTTTGACACAGCCTGTACGCTAGCCCTGTAGTTACGTCGTGTAATTACATCTTCCGAATCACAGCGTGCTAATGGAGTTTGGCCAAATGTAGCACCTACATCACTGCGAATTAACATATCCCCCGGAAATATATCTGCGCACGCTACCCAACCACGTTGTGTTAGTAATTGATGGTCGGATGTCGTCTTAATACTATGACCGTACTCATCGGTTATGCGATAAACATCCTTAATCCCGCTGTCTATAACATCGCTTATATGTCCAATAGCAAAGCGCTGAGTAGTCTCGTCGTATACACGCACGTTACGTACTGTGATATTACGCTTCCCTTTGGCCCCGCCTTGGTACTTAACTTTACCAAACCACATGTTGGCAATATCTGCTAATGTTTGCTTGTACGTCCCGTTGGACGCACCATTAGCATGTTTAACAAATGTAATCTCTGTGTCTGCTGATAGGCACAGACCTACTTGATGCTTAACCAGTTGGCGAGCAAGGAAGATAGGTGCTTTACAGCGCACAGTAACACAAGTGTGCGCAAACGGAGTCCAGTGCTTGTGCTTCCACAGGTAGCGCATTAGCTTCTGGTCAGCTTCCTCTACCTCCTGTACTTCCTTAGCGAAGGATACACGGGCAGCATTAACGATGTTCACATCAGAGCCCAGTACATCTACTAGCTCTACGGAGATAGGGGTAATACGCCCCTGTTCTTCAATACCATAAGTGCCTGTACGCATGATTACTCCTTAGTGGCCCTTACTACTTTCTTGAGTAGCTCCACGGTCTCATCATATGTAGCATGAGTACCATCTGTATTGTACGTCACATCCCAGTACCCTTCTAACATAGTAGCCAATTCTAAAGCTAAACTCTTCCAATCAGTATTCATACCTACTCCTTATCAGCCCGTGCCTGTGCTTGTTGGTTACTGTACTTGCCGGAGCTATACCGCTTCTCTAGCTTCGCTTGATTAATAGCAAGTACCTCTTCCCGAGTCACACCGAACACTTGGCGCAACCCTTCGAGGTAGAACTCAATATCACCAAGCTCCTCTACTAGGTTCTCACGGTCTAGCGGCTTGTTGTACATGGTGTGCTTCTTGATGCAGTCCAGTAGCTCCCCGGACTCACCACTAATACCCACAGCCATATGCAGGGCATGGGCCTTGTCTGCATCCAGTTCCATAATAATGTCATAGCCCGGCTTACATAGAGCCTCGACCATATCAGCGTATCTACTCATAAATCCTCAGCAAAGTGGTGAAGTACGTGGTGTACGATTACTAGGTGCAAGTGCAGAGGCGGCCCCTTTATTAAGGTTCGCTCTGTTGATAATCTCACGGCGCTCACACAGCAGACGCTCAACCTCTTGGGTTAGGCGGTCAATCTGCACATCAATGTTCTGTAGTTCCTCAGCAGGTGTCATTGCTGTTCCTTCATCTTAGCAATAGCTCTACGTCTAGCAGAAGCTATACGGGCCTTCTGTTTAGCAGCTTCTGCTTTCTGCTCGTCTGTTTTATGGTCTGGGTATATCACCGGATGGAATGGTTCTTTATAGTAC